AGACAATAGGACATCTTTTGAGTTAAACAACGGCTCGCAAATTAAAGCCTCCACAACTTCAGGCGATGCTGGTCGTTCAGAGGCGTTATCTCTTCTTGTTGTTGACGAGGCGGCTCATGTCGAGGGGCTTGATGAGCTATGGACTGGTCTTTACCCCACCCTATCAACCGGTGGACGCTGTATTGCTCTATCTACCCCAAATGGCGTAGGAAACTGGTTTCACCAAACCTATATTGATTCTGAGCTGGGCAACAATGATTTTCATCACACTAATTTGCCTTGGGATGTACACCCTGACCGGGACGAAGAGTGGTTTGTGGAAGAAACTAAGAACATGTCTCGCAGACAAATCGCTCAAGAGTACGAATGCAATTTTAACATGTCCGGAGAGACGGTAATACATCCCGATGATATGTCTAGAATAAAAGACAGCCTAATAGACCCAGTTTATAGAACGGGATTTGATAGAAATTTTTGGATATGGGAAAAGTACAACTCAGATTGCAAATATCTTTTGGTAGCAGATGTATCCAGAGGAGATGATAAAGATTTCTCTGTGTTTCATATATTTAAGCTAGAAACAATGCAAGTTGTGGCAGAGTACAAATCAAAAATAACACCAGACTTATTTGCAAATATGCTAAATGATGTTGGTCGTGAATACGGAAATTGTTTGATGATTATAGAGAACAATTCAGTGGGGTATGCCGTATTGGACAAGCTCAAAGATATGGCATATCCAAACCTGTATTACTCAATTAAATCAACTCATGAGTATGTTGAGCAGTATCAGGGGGAAAATATGAACAACGCAGTAGCTGGATTCTCCATGACCTCTAAAACTAGACCACTTGTTATAGCAAAAATGGAAGAATTCATTAGAAATAAACTAGTTACAATATGTTCTGCTAGACTATTTAGTGAGTTGGAAACATTTGTCTGGCACAACGGAAGACCTCAAGCCATGCGTATGTATAATGACGATTTAGTAATGGCTTTTGCAATTGGTTGTTGGGTTAGGGACACCGCCTTGGAAGTGAATCAGAGAGATGTAGAGTACGCTAAAGCATTCTTGGGCGCTATGACGAAAGTTAACACAGAAATAAATACAGCGATACCGGGACAGATTGGCTATAAACCTATCGCAAAAAGTGATAAGATAACAGAACAACAAAGATATTCTTGGATATTAAAAGGATAAAAAATGGCTGACAGAAACAGAAACCCCAGAAATGAAGGCTCCCCCTTATTTAGAAGGCTCACAAGATTATTTTCAGGACCATTGGTTAATTATGATGCCCAGATGGTTGTTAGAAATTCTAGATCAGACACAGATAAGTTTGCGTCTAAGTTTAAATCAGCGAGCGGTCAACAGTTTAAAAAAACGAGTTACAATCCGTTTTCTAACTTGACTTCCGCAACGATGGCAAATGTCTCAAGAAGCCAAAGGTATATTGATTTTGACCAAATGGAGTATGAGCCAATAATCGCTTCAGCTTTAGATATTTATGCTGATGAGATGACAACCTCATCGCACTTACACCCTCTGTTGAGGATTCATTGCCCAAATGAAGAAATCAAGCTTATTCTAAATTCTTTGTACCACAATGTATTAAATATCGAACACAATCTTTTCAATTGGTGTAGAACAATGTGTAAGTTCGGAGACTTCATGTTGTATCTAGATATTGAAGAAAATCAAGGGGTTGTTAATGCCATAGGGCTTCCAACAAGAGAGGTCGAGCGCCTAGAGGGGGAAGATAAAACAAATCCAAATTATATCCAATATCAATGGAATTCTGCTGGCATGACTTTTGAAAATTGGCAAATCGCACATTTTAGGATTTTAGGTAATGATAAATTTGCTCCTTATGGAACATCCGTGCTGGACCCTGCTCGCCGCATTTGGCGTCAGCTAACCCTCCTTGAGGATGCAATGATGGCCTATCGTATCGTTCGTTCTCCCGAGAGAAGAGTTTTTTATATTGATGTCGGCGCAATTCCTGCGCAGGAGATTGAACAATATATGCAAAAGGTTGTCACCCAAATGAAGCGCAACCAAGTTGTTGACGCAAATACAGGTCGAGTTGATCTAAGATACAATCCCATGTCCGTCGATGAAGACTATTTTATCCCAGTCCGGGGAGGACAATCTACAAAAATTGAAACTCTTGCTGGAGGTCAATACACTGGCGACATCGATGATGTAAAGTATCTTAAAGACAAATTATTTTCTGCTTTGAAAATCCCGCAGTCATATTTATTTAGGGGCGAGGGAGCAAACGAAGATCAAACTACATTGGCTCAAAAAGATATTCGTTTTGCCAGAACAATCCAAAGGCTGCAAAGGACAGTTGTTACGGAGTTGGAAAAGATTGGAATTATTCACTTATACACATTGGGATATCGTGGCAATGATTTAATTTCCTTTAAGATGTCGCTGAATAACCCATCAAAGATTGCAGAATTACAAGAGCTTGAGCAATGGAGAACAAAGTTTGATGTTGCCTCCGCAGCAGCAGAAGGGTTCTTTTCAAAGAGGTGGATTGCTGATAATCTTTTCAACATCTCGGAAGAAGAATTCTTGCGAAACCAAAGAGAAATTGCTTATGACAAAATCATGCTTGCCCAATTTGATGTGCTCGACGCTGACGCAGGCACAGGAGCCGGAGGCGGCGGAGGCTTGGGGGGTGGAGACCTTTTGGGCATGGGAGATGAAGCAGGTACAGGCGATTTAGGAGTCGACCTTGGGGGAGATGAGGTGGGAGCAGCAGCAGACGAGCCAGCAGCAGACGAGCCAGCAGCAGACGAGCCAGAAGGAAATTTGCTAGCAGTGCCGGGGAAAAGAGATGATGATGTTGTAAAGAAAGCAAAGAAAGGTCCAAGAGGAAAAGTATATACCACAACAAATAGATCAAAAGGTAAGTGGTACGAGCCTAGAGGTGAGTCC